GTGTCGAATCTTTTCAGCTTGAACATTTTTTGTAAGTGGAAAGACAATACGAAACTTTGGTAAAGATTGTGTACTGCTAGCAGTAGAATAGCAAACAAACTTATAATTACCAAACTTAGCACGAAGATTGTCATATAGATCTCCTTCAAATATAAAATCATCAACATCAACTGCACACCAGCCTGACCACATAGTAACATTATCGTTTGCACGAGTTGTATCAGGCTTGTAGCAAGCTGGTGACATTAATGGAGCATCTTTCTTAGAAGCAATTCTTCTTTCAGATAGTCCATACAAAGCTTGTTCAAAAGAATCGAAATCTTTGAATGTTAGCTTTTCTTTAGTTTTATTATCAAATATGCTCTTAAAAAGAGTCAGTGATATTTCCATGATTTCCCTTGTGTGTTGGTCCTTCCCAACCCTCTGGCTTTACCAAGTCTGGCAATCCAAGTGGATTAGGTCTACCTTCTTTAATGCCAACTTCTTTTGACATATTAGCCTTTAATACTTGATCCCATGCTTTATTAGCATCAACACCAAATACTTCTAACGTACCGATGGCAAAGACACACATGTCTATAATACCATCAACGACTTCTTCAGCATCACCATTTTTAAATGCTGTTTTAGTTTCATCAAGTTCTTCTTGCATCATTTTAATTCTGAAATCCATGAACTTATTAAGTCTTGACCAATCAGAATGCTTTTCAGTATCCATCCATTTGTCTACACCATATTTTTTATGCATGTCTTGCATGTCTTTAAACCAGTTTGTACTCATACGAAAAAATCCTCCAAGGTTGTTTGTTCTTCGGCAGACCAGCCGATAGAATGTAATATTAGATTAAGTGGTTCTATAAATGTTTTATTAAATTGTAAATCATAATCAATGTAGTTATGTAACTTTAATTCTTTTGGTAAAGCATCTTGGAAAGCAATAACATTTTCTTTGATTGGGTTCGGTAACTTAAGATAGCAGAACTTTATTCTACTACCATTTGTAATTAGTTCATACTGTTGTTGTAATTTATTATACTTAAGATGTTTATTAAAGAGTAATGAACCTCTTACGTGTATTGGACAACTTTTCTTATATATTGTTTTGTTATCATGCCAGTCGGTGATATTTGATACTCTTCTAGGAAATGCAACCTGCTCAGGATTTAAAGTTTTAAATTCATTACGAAAGTCTTGAATGAATCTTTGTGCTTCAGCTTCAGTACCAGATATAATAAGGTTAAATGCTTTCTTAAATTTATCACGTACAACTTCAGGTGTAGAAGACTTAATGGCTTCAATACCCATGATTTTAAGCTTAGGTTCTTTATATTGAATGCCTTCATTATTATGAACATTAAGAATGTATCTTTTCTTTGCAGTCCATATGCCACTATCAGATATACCTTCTCTAGCCATGACCATTCTATTCTTATGAGCATTCATATTCTTAAATAACTTTTCATAAGCTTTTTGTAATACAGGTTCAAAGTGTTCTTTACAAATTTTATCTAAGAAGAATACAGGATTAGCTGGAGATAATTTCTTAACTAATGGACCAAAATTAACATATAAAGAATCCGTATCAATTGCTACAACATAATCTTTTTCTGATTGAAGTAATTTATTCATAGCAGCATTCATTGCTTTTTCTGCCCATTGAATTGCGAGTTGACCAGATAAAGTAACACCTTCGGCTAGTCTGATATCAAAATACTGAAAGTGTTTATTGCCAAGTGCACCATAAAGACTATTTAGTAGAATTTTTATAGCCAACTGTTTATTTTCAAGTGTAACTATTTCTTTATCGAGTTGAGCAGTATAACCATTTTGTATTTCTTTTTGTGCGGCTATCTGCATTTGCTTTACTGAAACACGTTCATCATAGTATTCTTCAATGATTTGTGGTAATACACCATCAATGTCTTTACGATAAGAAGAACCATTTGCTGCAACTGAATATTCACTATCAACACTTTGACCACTAAGATAATAACCAACATCATTCATATGATTATTATCGGTTAAAGTTTCTGGTGACATATTGTATTGTACAATCAAGTTTGGATATAGTGAGTTTAAATCAAAGGATACTATCCAATCATGTCTACCAACTTGTGGTTCTTTAACGTAACCACCAGCGAAAGATCTGAATGGTTTTTCATTGTCACCTAAAGGTACAACTACTTTAGTTAAGTTTAGTTTACGGTATATGATTGATTCCCATATAGCAGTAACACCAAAAGTATCTTGGTAATTAACACCACCTTTGTAAGCTATGGTTAAGGCCAGCGTAATAAGACCCATCTTTTCTTCGAGCCTATCAACCAATTGAACATCTTTCATGTTATAGTCAATGTACTTTTGGTGATCATCTTTGTATAGATTTTTAAGTGAACCTGATTCTTCATATGAAAGTTTCTTTTCACCAAGGACAACATAAGCAATATGATTCAATGCATATGATTCTTGTGGACCATAGGTATAACCAAACTTTTGAAACAATTCCATATAATCAAGAGTTTGAATGCCGGGTATTTCATATACATCATTTTCACTACCACGTTTAGTAATTCTTCTATGTTCGAGTTGCATGTTCCAAGGTGAAAGCTTTTGGATTTCTTGTATACCTAAGACCTTAGCCATACGATTTACAATGTATGGTATATCAAAAAATCTTGTATTCCAACCCGTGATAACATCTGGTATGATATCAGGATGTGACCAAAATTCTAAGAACTTACTAAGAAGTTCTTCTTCACTATTACACCTAGTGTATTTGACGTCAGTGATAAGAGCTTTAGTCGTATCAAATTCACCATAACCCCATACGTGATATGTAGAGAATTTACTTGACTTATAAGTTATAGCGAGTATCTTTTGGCTTGCTTCGTTAGGATGTGGAAAGCCTGTATCATAATCCGTTTCAATATCAATGGTACCAACATTAATAAACTCACGTTTAAATTCTATATCACGTGGATATTTTTGAGTGACAAACTGTTGTGCAAACTTTTTGTTTCCATATATGCTTCTACCAGATACACCAATGTTTTGCTTTAACCACTGATTAGCTTCAAACATGCTTTCAAATTCTATAGGTGCAACATCCTGACCATCGAATCCAGTCCAGCCTTCTTTCTTCTTAGATGAAACAAATAGTGTTGGCTGGAAATATTCTTTACGCATAAATCTTTCACCGTTGTTTTGGTAACCTCGGTGAAGAATATAGTTTTTGTACCGTAATACGTTAGTGTAAAATGACATTATTGAATGTTACCTGGGTTAGTTGGTTTTATACGAAGCCAAGGCCAATCGTTAGTGGACCAGGCTTTTATTAGATTAGATACGTTTATGTTAAATTGTGATAATTCGTTTTGGTGTTTTTGTAAATATAAAATTTTATGTGGAATTGTTGGTTGTGATTGAAAATTGATATAGTGTTGTTGTAATGTAGTCATAAGTTCTCCCTTGATTATAGATCTATTATACACCAGTTTTAAGTAAATGTAAAGGAAAATATGCGATTTTATAGATAAAAATCGCGGCCGTTTTCGAGTTTGTATAATGATAGTTCGAAAGTGAGTTTTTGAGTTAATGGTGGAAGTGAATTCCATTGTGATGATTTAGTGGTAGTTGGATCCGAAAATAATAAATCCGCGAATTTGTTAATAATATGATTATGTTTAGAAATATATTTTTTGATGAATGGTGTTGGGTTGTTTAGATTATAATTTAACATTTAGTTCTCCTTCAATTATAAGTACTATTATACCATAGTTTTTAATAAATGTAAAGGAAAAAATGCATTTAAGTGAAATTAATTATACTGCGAAAGATTCACCGCAACCACACTGTGCTGTAGCATTAGGATTTATTACTTTAAGATAAGAACCACCAAACTCTTTCACATAATCAACAGTGCAACCTATAACAAACATTTCTGCTGTTCGGTCTAGCACTAGAATGTTTTCAACGAGTGTACCTTTTTCCAAATCATTGGTCATGTCCCACTCATATTGAAAACCTGAGCAGCCGCCACCGTTGACTGCAAGATAAGCATATTTCTTATCATGTGCTTTGGTGGTGGTGCTTAAATAGTTTTTAGCATTTTCTGTTAAAGTTATCATTAATATGATACCGCGTTATAAAAAGGAATATTTCTTTCTCTTATTTTAGCAGAACCACCAAGCTCAGGCAAATCGATAACACATAAGACTGCTACAACTTTAGCTGATAGACTTTCGACAATATCAATAGTTGCTTGTAATGTTCCACCTGTTGCACAAAGATCATCTATAATAATTACGCGATCTTTATTATTAATGCTGTCTTTCTGTATTTGTATTGTAGATGTTCCGTATTCTAAATCATATGTTTTTGATATTACTGGTCCAGGAAGTTTGCCTTCTTTTCTTGCTAAAACTAAAGGTATTGACGAATTGTGTGCTAAAGGGCTTGCAAATATAAAACCTCTTGCATCTATTCCTATAATTTTATCAGTATAACTTTCACTTGTATACTTTATTAATTTTTTAAATATAAAGTCATTAGTGAGGTTAAACCCATCACCATTACATAAACCAGCAGTGTCTTTAAAACTTACGCCCTGAACTGGCCAATCTTCAAAACTTCTAATGTAATCTTTTATTTCCATTAATAACTCTGAGCTAGTCTCCAAATTAAGTATTCCTTACTTTCAATAGGTTCATACTTATCTGGACTGTTTGTTAAATTCTTTATAATTGTTCCTTCAGCAGGATCAACAAAGTGCGGCATACTATATCTCTTCATATGTATATGTGAATTTACTACACGGTGCTTTGTACTTACAAAATAATCATTAGTCCATCTTTGTAATAAATCACCAATGTTGACAACTACTCCATCATCTGCGTACGGTACCGAATGCCATTTGTTTTCGAGGTCTTGGACTTCGAGTCCCGGTACGTCATTAATTTGCCAAAGTAAAGTAATAGTCCCATAATCACTGTGCTCTCCAATTCTCATTTGTTTATCTTCAATACTTCCTGTGAATGCAGGATAATGTATAAATCTCGTTGTATTATAATTTGTTATATGTGCATCAACTAATGTTGTGCCACTCTTAAATATGTCATCAAACTTTGATAATATATTAAGTGTTAACCTATCAGCAATGTCAATACTTTCAAGTGCTGTGGTTCTAAAGTCTGTTAATTCTGTTGGCCAGTTTTTGGTCCTCTTATCGTTGTAGTTAAAACTTTCTTTCATATCCTTTGGTGCGTTAGGATCTACATTTTCTTTTAACCACATGGTGTAACCTACATTAGTATCTACACCTTCATAAGCATACTGCATCTTTTTTTCTAGAGGTAAATTAAAAAATTGTTTCATTTTGTTTGACCAAACTAACATTGAAGTTTTTTCATACTCTGTTAAACAATTTGTAAAAACAGCGAAGCCTACAGTTGTGTAGGCTTCTTCGATTTTATCGAGAACATTAGGTCCTTTAAAATCAATTATTGGTATCATTTAGTTACCCGGCACTTTAGCGTCAATACCTTCAACATAATACATCATACCATTTAAATGCGCATCATCAGCAATCTCACCGTCTTTCAACTGTAATTTTCCTGTGTTGTCTTTAATAGGTCCTGTGAAAGCAAAGTACTTACCATTAGTAATACCATCTTTGATCTTTTGTGCAAATGCTTTTACACTATCTGGCATATTAGTAAATGGTGCCATTTGTACAACATCATCTTTCATATGACCAAAGTAATCACCACTCTTCCAAGTACCGTCCATTACGTCTTGTACTTTTTGAATATAGTATGGAGACCAATTATCAATAGTAGCAGTTAACTGAGCCTTAGGAGCAAACTTGTATTGATTACTTGCTTGACCAAAACCAAGTACGCCTGCTTTTTCTGCAGTCTGTAATGGTGCAGGTGAATCAGTATGTTGTGCAACCATGTCACAACCTTCTGCAATCATAACCTTTGCAGCTTGAGCTTCTTTACCTGGATCGTACCATGTATTAACCCATACGATATCAATATCAACATCTGGATTAACCGACTTAGCACCTAAGTAATACGTGTTAATTTCACGAATAACTTCTGGTATTGGAAATGCACCAACATAACAAATTTTATTTGTTTTAGTCATCATACCAGCAATAACACCTTGTACATGTCTTGCTTGATATAATCTTAATCCATAGCTTGACATATTTTTAGATTGCTTATAACCTGTAGCATGTTCAAATTTTACATTTGGAAATTCTTTTGCTACTTTAAGCATAGGTTCCATATAACCAAAGGATGTTGCAAATATAATATCCGCTCCGCCTTTTGCCATAGCTCTAATTGCTCTTTCTGCATCAGGTCCATATTTTACACTTTCGATAAAGGTTGTTTCAACTTTATCACCAAAATGTTTTTCAATATCTTGTCTTCCAATATCATGTCTATAAGTCCATCCATGATCGCCTGTTGGGCCAACATAGATAAAACCTACTTTTGTTTTATCAGCAAATGCCGAAAAACAAAACAAAAATGCCAGTGTCGCCACTGCCGCGATGGTCTTCATATTCATTATTATCTCCTGTTATCGTACTCTAGAAACAGAGCCGTTTGGTTTTGCTAGGAATGCTTCAAAGGAAACATCCGGGTAGTCTTTTTGTAACGATAAAAACATTTTTAAATTAGACATAGCATCGTCAAATAATCTTATTCTTTTATATATTTTCTGATCTAAGTATTTTTTAAAAATAATCTTTTTATTATCTGCAGCTGGTCCTGAACCTAAGTTGCCAGCTCTTTCAACATAGATTTTATCTATGTCAATTCTTTGATTTCTAAATGTATCTAGGAATGTTTTCTTATTATCAAAGTTAGGTCTTGCTGTTACAATAATAACTTTAGATCCTGCCTTTGTGGCGTTCTTAAGTATTACTCTAACTTTGTTAATCATTCTTGCAATTGGCGTGGACGTCCGCTTAAATACCTCGGCGTTTTTGAATTCGCCGAAGTCGTAATCTTCACCAGGTTTTTTCTTATACGTGTTAAATTCTTGGTTATCCAATTTTTTAACGATTTTGCCATTTTTTACTACATGCACTTTAGCTTTAGTTATAAACATAGTTTCATCTATGTCAAATATAGTTAAACCTTTTCCTGCAGCCTCTTCTAAATATGTTTTAAAATTAATCATTATAGTTATTATACCATAGTTTTTTGCAAAAGTAAAGGATTATTTTACTTTTTTTTATCTATTATTAGTTGTATATATTTTATTAATGTAATCTTCAAACTCTTCAACTTTTTTTAGTCTATTAGGCCAGAGAATATATTCTTTTTCTGGATTCTTTTTAAGATTGTTAAGCAAGGGGATTATTGCATTATAAAGATTGTCGAGTGTATCTTGCTTAGATGTCAATAGATGCTGTTTGTCATTAACAGTATCTTTTGTTTTCTTTACTACATCTAACTCATCTTCAGTTACAGCAGTAAATCCAAAATCAAAATCTAAATCAGACATTAACTGCTCTCATCCTTTTAACAAGTCTACCAGCTCTATTAGGAACTTGTCTATACCACGCAGAGTCTATCATTTCGTCTGCAGCTTTATTCCAATCTTGAGAATCAACACCAGCTTTCATACCTTTGAACTTTGAAAGTCTAGGTCTTCCCATATTAAACATCATATTAGCAATAATTAGTTGGACTTCTTCTGGCAAGACATTAAATCCGTAATATAATTGCTCACAATCTGCGAGCACGGTTTGGACGTCTGAATTGAAGGCTTCAATGACTCGATCTTCTGAGACAGCAGTTCCAATTTCTTGTCCGTGTTCTGGATCAGAATCAATAACCAAATGCCCAATCCCAAAAGTGGCATAACCCAAGTGATCGTTGTAAATTTCATATTTAACTCCTTCATCCAATTCAAGTTCTTTTCTTAATACATCTATATTCATATTATATCTCCTTATAAAATACTATTTATAATAAAAAAGGCGAGCACTGCCCGCCTAATTTACTTTGATTTTTTACGATACTACCATCTTTCGTATTCTTTGGAAGTCTTATCATTTAATTGCATAATGATATGCTTTATATCTGCGTCTCTTCCGTAGAAACCAAGCTGTTGAAGTTCTCTTGCTACTTGAGCATTTGCAGCCATTTGTCTACCTACTATGATAGCTCTTAATGTCTTTTTAAATGCGTTAGCAATAGATTCACATACTTGACATGTGATGTTGTAAGTTGTAGTTAAAGTTGTCATTTGATTTTCCTCGTTAATTAATTGTAATTTTACGAGGTCGCTTCTCTTCTGGTAGGACTACCTTTAATTGAACAGATAGTATTCCATCCT